GATTAGACTTCTCAAATCACTGCCTCGAAGGTCATCAAGTCCTTGCTTGATATCGGTGATGTGAGCTGTGAGTTCTTCCATTGACTTGTCTTGGGCATGATTTAGCATTCGAAGGACGAGATCTTTTGCCTCTGACGTCATTTGTCTATATTACTTGGGCCTCATTTTTTTAAATCCCCAAGGGACTTCAAAATTTTCACCATGATCTTGTTATGTATCTCAAGTTGCTGACGGATCCCCACCAGGGTGCTGCACACTGTGTCACCGTCGATGGTCTCCAGGGCGTTCACCAGGATAGCCCCCAGGTCAACATCCTCGGTCTCATCTTCATCCTCGAGAAACTGGGAGAAGTCTGGCATCTCGGTCTCGGACACCTCGGTCTCGGACACCTCGGTCTCGGACATCTCGGATTCCTCGCGCTCGCTGTCGGTCATTTTTGATTACCCATATTTTTTCTTTCTTAAAAGGGCGCGTGCATCAGGCGGTTGAAAAAATTTTCTTGCCTATTATTACTAAAGCAAACTATGGCGGGAGGACTTATGCAATTGGTCGCATATGGAGCGCAGGATGTATACTTGACTGGAAGCCCTAAGGTGACTTTCTTTCAGGCGGTGTACAAGCGCCACACTAACTTCGCGATGGAGACGATCGAGCAGGTCGTGAACGGTTCGGCGGGTAACAACGCCCGTCTGTCCGTGACGGTTGCCCGTAACGGTGATCTCATCGGTGAGATGTACATGGAGATGGTCTCGAAGGTTACCGATTATCTCTCAGCGTCTGGAACAGCGTCTGCCGAGTGGCTTGCCGAGCGTGCCATCGCTGATATCGAGCTGACCATCGGTGGTCAGCGCATCGATAAGCACTACCAGAAGTGGTGGCGTCTGTACTCCGAGCTTTACCTCGATGAGGCGAAGCGCGTGCAGTACGGTAAGATGACCTCGGCGTCTCTTGACAACGGCAAGGTGTACCTGCCCCTGATCTTCTTCTTCAACCGCAACCCAGGGCTTTACCTCCCTCTCATCGCGCTCCAGTACCATGAAGTGCGACTGGACATTACGCTGAGCAGTTTGTTCACGACCTACCTGACCAGCTCCGGCCTTAAGGTGTGGGGTAACTACGTGTACCTGGATACCGAGGAGCGCCGCCGGTTCGCCCAGAAGGGTCACGAGTACCTGATCGAGCAGGTGCAGCACACTGGTGTGGACACCGTGACCGCCGCCGGGACCAAGCAGGTGCGCCTGTCCTACAACCACCCCGTCAAGGAGCTCGTCTGGTGCTTCTCCGGGACCGGGACCACCGCCACCGATGAGGACATGTGGGATACCACTTCCAACATCGGTTTTACTGAGGTTTCCACCCTCCCCGTGTCTGACGCCGGTGCCAACTGCTATGTCTCCCCTAATGTGTGTGGCGCCCCTATGATTCTCCAGGACGGTGTCAACTCCAACGTGTGGATTGAGGATGGTGCCGTGGGTGCCGTCACCTCTGTCGGTCCTCTGTCGACCTTCAAGCTGATCCTCAACGGTCAGGACCGGTTCAAGGAGCAGACCGGTAAGTACTTCAACCAGGTGCAGCCCTTCTACCACCACAGCGGTAACCCGTACCCGGGTATCTACTCTTACTCCTTCGCGCTCAAGCCCGAGGAGCACCAGCCCACCGGAACCTGCAATTTCTCGAGAATTGATAATGCTCAGGTCGAGGTTGTGCAGAAGGCCAACACCGAGCGCACCACCAACATGCACATGTTCGCCGTGAACTACAACGTGCTCCGGATCCAGAGCGGCATGGGTGGCCTCGCCTTCAGCAACTAAGTTAATATACTCATTTGTTAGGGAGTTTTTGAACCCTAGATAATGATTATAACGTTCCAACTTTGTTAAATATGCACGTGTCGCGAATCACTACATAGATGAAATAACCATAGAATGCTAAAAACCCCACGGCAATTATCACGCCAATATAAACCATTTAAATTATGCCATTATAATAAATGGGTGTTACTGTGGATCGCAATTTTGATTTTAGGGATTACGGTATGACTTTGAAGGCCACATGGGCTTCTACTGGTTTGAACACGCCCACTATCTCAAAAAGGCAGGTGGGGACCGTTTCTGCAACCCTTGAAAATCCTGAACCGGAAAACATTGGTGAACCCATCTACAGGTACACACTCTCGTGCAGATTCAACTATTGGTTGGACGAACAAGCGAGGAAGGATGGAAAGGCGTCCCTTGGATCGTGGAATACTTTAATCGAGTATGACGAGGTGCCTACTGGAAATCTTTATGAACTTCTCTACGCCAAGTTCAAATTGTCTCACGGATATCCCGATCCGGACGCTCCAGTCGATGCCGCTTAAAGAATTGGTTAGTTAACCAATCAGAAATGAGTTTCGACCATATCACAGACAAATATTCACGCGCCCTATTGTTAGATGTCTATCAGGCAATGTTCAAGGCCAATTTGTGGGACGCCCTGATTGCACACGGCGACAAGACGGGGTTTCAGTACACGGATACCGCCAAACCTCTTCTTAGTCACATGAAACTACTGGATCTACATTCGGGAAGTTCCATGGCGTGGGTGATGTCCCATATGAAAAAGATCTCAAAAATGGGGTATGTGGAATATGTTAAAGATTTCATGAGACTTCAATCTTAGTAATGAATGATGAGTTCAAGCGCTTATGGGCAATACTCGTATGCCAAATATGGGCAAAATATCACCTTGGACGAACCAGACCACAACAGACCTGGTCTCGTCCAACGGAAGAAGAACTCAACCCCGGATACCTATTCGGACACTATCTCATGGTCGAACCAGATGAATTTAGAACGTGGCTCGACTATCAGCGTTGGGGTGAGAATAAGGAACTTACTGACCACCAGTGTTCTTTTTTTGAATACATTAAGGAAATGGTTGATGAGATCTACCCCGATGCCGATAGAACAGACTTGGGAATGGCTCTCATTTATGGAGAGGGGAATCGCGACGACGTAGCGACGATCCTGAATATGATGCCCACAACGTTTGTTAAAGAATAATTTGTTATAATAGATTAGAAATGGACTTCGAAGAATTCCACGTAAGGGACGTTCAGAAACTCTTGCGTGAAATAATTCTCCCACGACTTTGTGACCTCGAACAGGAAGTTCAACTTTTGCGCAAGACCGCCTGGCCAGTGTGCCAAGCCATGCGCGAACACTATTGTTTTAAGATTGATGAAAATGCAAACATTTCACGTCAGTTGAAGGCATTGGTGGACCCAGAAGAATATCGTAGAATTGTTCACATCAAAGAAGAATTCAAACATCGGTACTGCGATAAAATTCGCAACTCATTGTAAGGATGCCATCCTTCGGGGACATTGTGTGTGTTTTGGATCTCGCGTGCCGAAAAAGTATAGGCAAATCGATGCCAGACCAGTTGTTATCTAAAATTGTTCGAACAGCGCGGCAGCGACCAAGGCGCTACGTCCCACCCAAAGAAATACCAATAGAAGCCCCACTAAGAAAGAGACATACAAAGGCGATAGTGAAAAAGAAAGATAAGGGACCGATAAGAAAATGGAAGTTGAAGGGTGAAAGAAGAAGAAGGGGGAGATTTTAATAGATGATAATAGAAAGATGAGTGCACTTATTGTTCCAGCGGCACTGATATTTGCTCTAAATGTAATAACAACACAACCTACTGCGCAGACAAATGACCCAACTATGAAAGCACTTAAGTTGGGTAAGATTCAAGCCAAACGCAAACGGAAGCCAAATGTTATTAAATTTACACCAAAAACACCGAAGACGCTTACTCGCCCTTCTTCACGGCCTCGGTCTCTTCTTCGGCAGTAGCGACCTTGAGTGGGGTCATCAGAACATCGTCAAAGTTCTCGTTGCGATCCTTGGCATCGGCAAGTTTGGCATCAATAAGCGAACGATACTCCTTGGCATCCAGGTTGGACACCATGGGCGCAAGGAGATAGAAAAGGGCAGCAAAGACTGCCGTGTGGACCACAAGTCCGGCGGGGGTCGGTGACCCGTTCATGGCGATCTTGAAGAAACGCCCGAGCAAACTCTCGACCAGTTTGTAGGTGGCGGGGTTAGACACCACGTAGAACAGGACGGCAGCAAGCATAACTCGCGTAATCATAATCATTTGTAATTACTTACTATTAAAATTTACTTGTAGTACATACCCTCGCGACCCATGACCTCGGAGGCGATCGCCTTCTCGGCCTTGACGACATCCACGGCGACATCCTCGGCGGCATCGAGCAGACCCTCGCCGGCCTTCTCGGCCTCCTCGGCGACCACGACCACGGCCGGGCGCTTGAGCATCATGAGACCATAGGAAAGGAGACCGAAGACCACGGCGTGCAGAAGCAGACCGGCTGATGACGGACATCCGGTGGTGGCGTTGGCAACCTTGAAAAGGCGACCGAAGATCATCTGGACCAGACGGTAGGTGGCGGGGTTCGCCACGATGAGGAACAGGAGGGCGGCCTGGATGGAAGCCATCACCTTGGGATCACGAAGAAGCATATCGAACATCATTATACTTTTACAACAGAAGTTTTTTCAGGGAATCTGAGAACCCCTCCATGTTGTCCTCGCGAAGCTGCTTCATCAAGTTGTCCACAATGAGACGACACTCGGTGGCCAGCTTATTTCCCATCAGCGCCTGCTCGTCCAACTTATCCTTTAAGTCATTGAACTTCTCAAGAGCGTCCTCCTTGCGATCCGGGACCAAGGCATCCGGAAAGATCCTGGCCACTGGGATTGCAAGAAGTTCCTTGCACCTAGGAGTGAAGTCGGGACGAAGACCCTCCTGGGTACGACGCCAGATGAAAATAGCAGCAATAATAGCAACAACAACAAACATCCACGTGGGAACCTTCATCTTTTACTTATTGGTCACAAAATTTTCGTCTGAACAAACGTCTTAAAGAAATGAAAACAAGGGTAAGTACTAAAAACAAACATGGCTTCTTCTGTTATCAAGTTCTCCGATCTCTCGCTCTCCGACGTGACCTTCTCTGACATTCGCAAGAATGCCAACAACGGCAAGACTATCTACCTCAATGGTCGTGGTGGTTCTAAACTCTTTATTCAGCTCCCCAAGATGAAGGTCCCCTTTGGTCTTGGTGTCTTTGAGGACGCTAACGGAAAGGTCAGCTACAACCTGCCTATGGCTGCTGACGATCCATCCTTCGTTGATTTT